GCACAGTATCATGGGTCAATGGTGGTACTTTACGTTTTGAACAAAGCGATGCTTCAAACAATAACCATCCTTTAATATTTTCTACTACAACCAGTAAAGATCAATATTTAACTTCTGGTGTAACTTACTATCTTGATGGCGCATCAAATTATGCAGCTTACACAAACACAGGAACTTTTAATGCAGCCACAACAAGATACGTAGAAGTTACTCCCTCTTCAGAAACTGATTTTTACTATCTTTGTTATGTCCATGGAATTGGAATGGGTGGTATTTTTGATATTACTCAATCAACTTGGGGTGCACTAAAATGGAGTCAAGGAAATTGGAGTGCACAAAATAATGCAGAAGTTACTTTAACTGGTTTATCTTCCTCTTTATCAGTTGGTTCTACGACAGCTTCAGCTGATGTAAACGCAGGTTGGGGCGGAGAAACATGGGGTGAAAATAATTGGGGTGAAATTACAGAACAAGTAGCCACAATTACAGGAATCTCTATGCAATCCACTGTTGGTGATGTTGCTTTTGCAGGCGCATCAGAAGGTTGGGGTAGACCAAGTTGGAATACAAATGCGTGGGGTATTTTTGGAAATGTAGCATTACAAGGACAACAGTTAACTTTAGCAAATAACCAAGTTAGTGTTACAACAACCATAGAAGCAGGTTGGGGTAGATTTAAATGGGGTAACCAAGCTTGGGGTGAACCATTCTCAGTTTCATTAACAGGTCAATCATTAGCAGCATCACAAGGTACTGCAGTAGGAAAAACAGATTTTAATATTGTTGAAACAGGACAATCATTAGGATTAACATTAGCATCTAATTTTTCTATTCAAATTGATAATAATGTATTTGTTAATGCATCTGAAGCAACAATAAATACAACGGTTGGAGCTATAGCAGGAACTGAAACAAATGCAAATGTACCAGTAACGGGATCAAGTGCTTCGACTAGTGTAGGTCAGGTTGTCCCAGAACCAAGACTAGAAGTTGATGTAACTGGCATACAAGCTTCCTTATCTTTAGGCACAACATCACTTGTACAAACAACTGTTGAAAGTGTTACTGGACAAGTAGCAACTTTATCTCAAGGATCTGCACAACAAGCTTCTGTATATCCAGTAACTACTGCAGGGTTGTTAAGCTCATCTGCTGGATCAACAACTCAAACGACTACAGCAAATGTGCCATTAACTGGTATAGGGTTGACAGCATCACTAGGCACAGTTAACATTACTGCATGGAGCGAGATTGATCTTGGTGTAAATAACACATGGTCAGAGGTTGATTTAGCGGCTTAAAAAATATAATATAAGGGAAATTATGGCATCAACATATAACGAACTCGGTATAGAACTTATGGCAACTGGCGAAAACGCTGGTACATGGGGAGATAAAACAAATTCTAATTTAAACTTAATTCAACAAGCAATTGCGGGTTATCAATCTGTAACAGTAAACGGTACAGGTGCAACTACTTTAGCAATGACTGACGGAACAATTTCTAATGCAAGAAATCAAATTTTAAAACTATCAGGTACAATTACAGGTAATATAACTGTAACTGTTCCAAATTCTATTGAGAAATCTTACATAGTATTTAACTCAACATCTGGAGCACATACAGTACAATTCAAAACTGTTTCAGGAACAGGTCCAACTTTTGCTGCAACTGATAAAGGAACAAAACTTGTTTACGCAGATGGAACTAATGTTGTAGACACAGGTTTTTCATCAGCAGGTATTGATGCTGTTGTCGATGACACTTCTCCACAACTAGGTGGTAATTTAGATGCCAATGGAAATAATATTTTAATTGATAGTGGTAATTTTATTGGTGATGAAAATGGTTTAGAACAAGTAAAATTTACTACAACTGCTTCTGCAGTTAACGAACTAACTGTAGTAAACGCAGCAACAACTAACCCACCTCAACTTCAAGCTACAGGTGGAGACACAAATGTAGATATGAACTTGGTACCAAAAGGTCTTGGTAGAATAACTTTGGGTGCTGCTAAAATAATTCAAACAGCAGAAAAAATAACTATCGCTGCAACAGGAACAACAGGAACAGTAAACTATGATGTAATCACACAGGCTGTGCTTTATCACACAGCAGCATCAGCTGGTAATTTTACAGTTAACTTCAGAGGTGATGGTTCAAACACTTTGAATGCAATTATGGATATTGGTGAGTCAATCACTCTTGCTTTCTTGACAACAAATACTGGTTCAGCTTATTACAATAACGTAGTTAAAATTGATGGATCAACAGTTACTCCAGAATGGCAAGGCGGTTCCGCACCATCCTCTGGTAACATTAACTCTGTCGATGCTTATACATATACAATTATAAAAACTGCTGACGCAACGTTTACATCGCTTGCAGTACAAACACAGTTTGCGTAATAGGATAGGAGAAAAAAGATTATGCCAATATTAAGTTCTATCGGAGCTGCATCAGCTGGAGGCTTTGGTTTCGGTAAAGGCGGAGCTAAGTTAGAAGGAATAGATTATTTAGTTGTAGCTGGTGGTGGCTCTGGAGGACATGGCACAGCAGGCGGCGGCGGTGGAGGCGGCGGTTATATTACATCTTATAGTGTTCCACAAAGAAGCACAGAAACAATTACACAACCTGTTACCATAACTATTGGCGCTGGAGGAAATGGCACAAGAGGTCCTACAGGATTTGCACCAAGCGGTGGAGTTTCAACTTTTTCTACGATTACATCTGCTGGCGGCGGAGCGGCTGGTGATGATGGATCACCAAGCCAATACGTAGGTGTAGCAGGAGGATCAGGTGGCGGTGGAGGATACGGCGGACCCCCATCAGGACCAGGTGAAGGCATAGGAGGAGCAGGAAATACTCCCCCAGTAAGTCCCCCTCAAGGACAACCAGGAGGAAATGGTTTTAGAGTTCCAAGCGTACACTCAGGCGGTGGCGGCGGTGGAGCTGATCAAGCAGGCGGAAACGCAGGACCAGGTTCTGGAGGACCTGGAGGTAATGGCTCATCAAATTCAATTACAGGATCAGCGGTAGTTTACGCTGGCGGTGGCGGTGGTTTTGCTTTCCCAGGAAGTGGCGGAAGTGCTGGTCAAGGAGGCGGCGGTGCAGGCGGTGGAGCTAACCAAGCTGGAGCGGATGCTCAAACCAATACAGGTGGAGGCGGTGGAGGAAATTCATACGGTGCACCTGGAAATGGTGGATTAGGTGGATCAGGAAAAATTATTTTGAGATTTCCAACAGCAAATAAACCAGCAACCTTAGCTGTTTCACCAGGAACAAATGCATTATCGACAGACGGTTCAGACACACTCGCAACGTTTACAGTTTCAGGAGAATTAACTTTATAATGGCACATTTTACACGAATTAGAAAATCAGATAATACTGTTATGCAAGTTGTCGTTATTTGTAATACAGAAGTTGCATTTAATGGAGACCCAGCAGGAGAGGCACATTGCCAAAAACTTTTTAAAACTGATCCAAATGAATTTTATTGGAAACAGACATCTTACAACACAGCTCTAGGAAAGCATTATTCATTAGTTGATGGTGTAAAAGTAGAATCAGAAGATCAAAGTAAAGCATTCAGAAAAAATTATGCCTCTAAAGGTATGTTTTTTGATGCTGATAAAGATATGTTTTATCATGGTAGAACTGAAACTGGTATGAATGGCTGGACTTTTGATGATGAAAAAGCGGCTTGGATGCCACCATCAGATTATCCCTCTACAAGTCATTTAGCAGACGGTACCGTAGTGTACTATAAATGGGACGATGCAACTATGGGTTGGTCTGGAACAACTTCTGAAAATGTGGAAGTAAGATGGGATTCAGCTACTCTTGCTTGGATTTCTCTTTAAAATATTATATAAATCCTTACATGCACAAAAATTTATGTTGGATTTATCCAAGTGCTATACCTCACAGAATTTGTGATGATATAATTAAATTCGGTTTATCTCAGCCAAATGAAACAGGTATAACAGGACAAAAATTACTTTCAGAAGTAACAGAAGAAGACATGCGAGACATTCAAACAAAAAGACGTTCGCAAGTTTCTTGGTTGTCCGAACCGTGGTTACATACAGAAATCAATAATTGGTTATACGATGCTAATAAAGTGGCTGGTTGGAATTATCATTTACAAGGATTCGAAAAATTTCAATTTACAAAATATGGATTAAATGAAATGTATGATTGGCATTGTGATGGTTTCAATGAACCTTTTGAAAAAGGTGACTTAAAAGGTTTAACTAGAAAGATATCTTTAACTTTAACTTTATCAGATAGTAAAGAATATCAAGGAGGAGACTTACAATTTAAATTAAGAAATACTGAAAACGATGTAGTTACAATGTTTGAAAACACAAGAGAAAAAGGAACGTTAGTTTTTTTCCCAAGTTATGTATGGCACAGGGTAAGTCCTGTAACCTTAGGCACAAGATATAGTTTAGTGCTATGGTCATCTGGAAGGCCTTTTGTATGAAAACATTTAAAAAACAAAAGTATGTAGTTGTGAGAAATGCTATTAAAAAAAATATAGCAAATTTTATTTATCATTATTTAAATAACAAAAGAAATGTTTGTCACTATTTACGGTCAAGAAAATTAATTTCACCTTTTGATGATTCTTGGGGAACTTTTAATGACAAGCAAATAGCAAATACATATTCTTGTTATTCAGATTTAGTTATGGAAACACTTTTATCTGGCTTAAAAAATAAAATTGAAAAAGCTACCAAATTTAAACTAGTTGAAACTTACAGCTACACACGTATTTATAAAAAAGGAGATGAATTAGTTAGACACAAAGATAGAAAATCTTGCGATATATCTGCAACTTTAAATATAGGCGGAGATAAAATATGGCCTATTTTTTTGGAACCATCGGGTAAAGAAAATAAAAAAGGTGTTGCTATCAAACTAAAGGTTGGTGATTTACTGTGTTACGCTGGTTGTTATGTAGAACACTGGAGAGAGCCTTTTGATGGTAATGATTGTGGTCAAGTATTTTTACATTATAATAATAAAAAAGATAAAACATCACAGCCTTATGATAAAAGACCTTTTGTGGGTTTGCCAGATTATACCAGAAATTACAAATGAGTAATAAAAAAATACCAAGTTCAGAACTGGATTATTGGTATCTTAAGGATTATTACAATTTAAAACAAAGAAAATTAATTTCAAATTTCATTGAAAAAAACTATGAGAAGCTAGAACCAAAAAGTTGGCAAGCTACTGATGGGAATAAGGTCTCTGTAAAAAATACTAAAACATTAATTATTCAATGGAATAAAATAAAAAAAATTGTTGGTCAATTAGAATCAAGTATGAATTATATAAATCAGAAAAATTTTGGTTATCACTTACATCCTTTTAACGATTTTACTAATTGTTTATTTAATATATATGATAGCAAAACAAAGGGATCTTATGATTGGCATGTGGATTCTTCTAGGTGTGATATAAATGATGTCAAACTTACCGTATTAGTAAATTTGTCTGAAGAGTATACAGGCGGAACATTTCACATTTTTCATGGGCATGACTACATTGTAAAGGAATTTAATCCTGGAACAGTATTAATATTTAAATCATACCTTAACCATAAAGTTTCTCCTGTTTTGAGTGGGGTTAGAAAAACTTTAACTCTGTTGTTAGAAGGACCTAAACTAAGATGAATATTAAAAACATCATAGATAATTACTCAATATACATTCGTAATGATTATTTTAAACCTATTATGTTTGAAGTTTTATCTAGAAAAATGAAAAAATTTTCTTACTTTCCAACAAGCCAACCCGAGAATTGGACTTGGTTAGGTAATCGTTTTCAAGGATATCCTTGTTACGATTGTCTTGATTTAAGTAAAGACAAAGTTGGAACTACAAAAGGTCAGCGTCTACGAAAGTATCTTAAAAGAAGACTAGAGAAAGATTTAAATATTAAAATAAATAGATTTTGGGTAACGTTTAGATTTACTAAAACGGAAGAGATTAAACAATCAGCGGCAGTATTGAATGGTGTAAATCAAATACATAGAGACGTAATAAATGAAAAAGAAAATCAGATATCTGGCGTTTTTTATTTTAACCAAAGTTATTTTTCTGGCACTGCTTTATATTCAACTGAAACTTGTAAAATGCCTGATATAAAAGTATCATCAAAACCTAACAGATTAATATTGTATAATCCAAATAATGCTCATGCTGCTCATCATGATTATACTTTTGATCAAAGAGATGTAATGATTTTAAATTTTTCTTATGAAAATAATAAGTCCAAAAAACAAAAACTATCAAATCGTAGATAATTTTTTAGAAAAAGATCACTACAATAAATTGAAAGATTTTTTGTACGGCTCCGACATCCCGTGGTTCTTTAGAAAGAACGATGTAGAAAATCCTAAAACAGGACATAACAAGAACGGTTTTTTTAATTTTTGTTGGTATAATAATAGTAGACCTAATTCTCATCTTTTTGATGAACATTTAAATCCAGTTTTAAATAAATTGAATAGTTATGCATTGGTGCAAGTTAGAGCTAATTTAACACTTAGAGACGTAGACTCTGTTGATTCTGATTGGCATACAGATGACAACGTTAGACATGGAACCACAGCTATTTTATCTTTTACAACTTGTAATGCTAAAACTTTATTAGAAGTCGATAACAAAACTATATCAATAGATAGCACTGAAAATAGATTAATTAAATTTAAATGTACTATCCCACATAAATTAGTATATAGTACGGATACACATAGAAGAATAATAATGAATTTAAATTATATTACTAAAGATTGTTACTTATGAAATTAATTGAATTTAAAAACCAGTATCAAAATAACCCATTAGCTCCAGTTTGGAAATACTTTATATTCGAGGCATCTATTGATAAGATTAATTTAAAAAATTTATCTTCATATTTACTCAAAAAAGAAAAAGACATATTAAAATTAAAAAAATTTAATGACGGGTATACTGGCCTTAATGATCATACAACTACAAGACATACAGAATATAATCTTTTTGATTTTAAAAACAAAGAGATAAATAAATTAAAAGAACAGATAATTGAAAAACATAATAAATTTATTGAAGCTTTAGGATTAAAGTTGCCTAAAACTTTATATGGTAAATGTTGGTATAATATTATGAGAAAAAATGAATCTATTAAAGCTCATGCTCATGGTTGGGATCCAGATACATATTTAGGTGGGCACTTTTGCGTTCGATGTAATAATACATCTACTTATTATATAAATCCAATAAATCAATTATGTGATCCATCAGTTCATCAAAGTAAAAATGAAGAAGGTAAACTTACCTTATTTCAAAATTTTATTCCTCATTATACAGATAAACACAAGGGTGATATTGAAAGAATTACAATTGCTTTTGATTTAGCAGTAGTAAAACTTACGGAAAGATTTTCTGTTTTGCATGAATATAATCAATAGGTTTTCAAAAAATCTAAATTCTATTGAGTATCCTAAAGAAAAAACCTCTTGGAATATTGCTGGTATTATAAAAGGTCAAAACGCTTTTTTTAGATTTGATGTTAGAAATATGTTTAAATTATCTAATGGAACACCAGCTCAAAATGGAAAACTTAATACTCAGGCTCAAAAGATGGTTTTAGAAGCTAATAAAGAATGGGTTATCTTAGATTTAGAAGAGCTTCATCAATACATAAAAAAAGAGAATAAGACTAAAGTCTATGTAAATGATTTAATTAAACACTTAGAATGGACAACTTTCTTACCTAAATAGCTTGTGGTATAATTCAGCATGCCTTTAACTAAAGTAAATATAGCACCAGGTTTTGATAAACAATCTACACAAGCAGACGCAGAAGGTCGTTGGGTAGATGGTGACAATGTACGTTTTAGATATGGAGAGCCAGAAAAAATTGGTGGTTGGTCTTCATTATGTGGCGACAAAATAGTTGGAGCCGCAAGACAACAACATGTTTGGGCTGATACAACTGGCAAGAGATATGCAGCAATAGGAACCAATAAAGTTTTAACAATTTATTACGAAGGTGTTCTTTATGATATTACGCCTTTAGAAACAGATAACTTTTCAACTGGCGCAAACATTACAACAACTAGTGGATCAGCGGTAGTAACAATAACAACTAGCGCTGCACATAATCTTGAAGTAGGTGAATTGACTACCTTTGCTAATGCAGGATCTTTTAATGCGGGGCAAACAGGTTATACAGCTGCAAGTTTTGACGATTTAGTTTTTGAAGTACAAACAACGCCATCGTTTACAACATTTACAATTTTAATGCCATCTGTTGAGTCGGGTTCAGGAACAACGAACAACGGAACACTAGATGTTAATCCTTATCAACCTGTGGGTCCTTTAAATCAAACTTATGGATATGGTTGGGGTA